CATACTCGTCGTACCTGTGGATGGGCACGGAGGGCATGGTCGCCTGATACTAACCGAACATTATAATTCTGAGCCGGACGCCTAGTCAAACATCAGACCTGCAATTCCGTTCTCGACCCGAAGGACGTTCTGTGACGTGGCAATGACCCGGAATTTCTTCACGGGATAGACTGCGCCCGGATTAAAGACGTTGAGTTGCAAAAACACGTTGCGGATCCTGCTAAAGTTGATGGTGCCCGAGGCGTTGCGACTATTCGGGTTTTTCGAGAAGACATACATGAAAAATTGTCTTCCGAAAATTTGAAGTTGTGGTGAGGGGGGTTTGGAAAAGAAGTTGACGTGGTGGTTGAACGGCTCGATCGCCCCGACGTAAAGGGCGTTTGTGCACGAGGTCAAGAATGCGTCCTCGCCGTTGAATGTCATCCCGAGACTCTGCAGGTTCGGGTTTGTCGACCCGTCGACCACATAGTCGTAAGGCGCGTTTCCGACCGGCTGAGTTATGAAAAAGAGCTCCTTGATCGGGCCGGAAAACTCCAGTTCGAAAACAGCGCTCTGGAACCCCTGGGCCAGGTCGAACTCCTGGTACTGCGTCTGTGTGATGACATAGTCGATCCGATGGTTCTGGAACCAGTTAATCTCAGGGTTGGCCAGGTAGACGTACTCGGTGATGATAGTCGCGCTCAAGGTGGGGTCGGGAACGGAGACGGATGTCAGTTCGGAGAATTCCCGGAAGGTGACCCAGACCTCGACGTCCTGACGACCGAGCGCCGCGATAGGTATGGACAGATCGGGGTTTTCATAGAAATAGTACGGAAGGTTGATGAAGTAAGTTCGGCCAGGGGGTGGGATGGACGTCCCTGTGTCGTACTTGCCCGTCAGAAGCTGTAGACCAGGCTGGTTCTCGTACGGGATGTTTAACTCGTTCCAAATCTCGATGTATTCTCCCGTGATGCTCTGGATGATCTGGCCACCAATCTTGAGGTCCGCGTTCTTGATGATGTGAGTCCCGACCGAGTCGCAGTAACTGTAATCGGGCGTAATGGCGCCGGTGCTGACGCTCGAGGCGAGGGCCGCGATCGAGATGTACGTCCCAGAGAGGACGTTGGCCGAAAGATTGTTAATAATTCCGACCGAAATTGAATACAGGGCGCTGGTGTTCGAGACGCTGAACGGAATCGAGACGGTGTAGGGCGGTGCGATACTCGATGCGACTGCATGGGTCTGTTGGGAAAATGCTGGGTCGGTGCTTACTATCGAGACGGTCGAGACGGCATTCGACGTGTATAAGACGGCCGTCATCATAAAGGACATGACGTTCGTGAAAGAAAGGTTCCCTCCAGAGGTTGTGGTAATCATGGCCGAATTTGTATTTGAACTGTAGTAGGTGCTCGTAAGGTTTATGAAGCCCGAGGGCGGGAGGGTGTTCGATGTGCCCTGGTACAGAATTCCGTTGTATGGAACGATAATTCCAGCCTGCGTAGGCGGAAGGACGCCCACTTGGTTAATCGCAAAGAACGAGTTGGCGTTCAGGGTCGAGAGGGAGCCGGTCGTCGATACGTTGAGATAGTACGAGAAAAGGGTGTTTGCGACCAAGGGCATCGAAAAGCAAAAGGTGGGATTCCGTCCCTGGATCGACATGTCGTACGTGTAAATAGTGTTCGAACCGTATCCCAGCGAGACATTTGCGACATACGACGGGTCATTGAAACTCAGGGAGCCCGAGATGAGGTACGCGCCGTTCAATTGAAAATTCATCATGGAATTAGAATCGAGGGTCACTGTGCTGTTTTGGGGAATCACGTTTCCGTATAGGGGAATAGACGCACGAGACGTGCTCGTGAGTGTGACGTTATTCGAAAGCTGGTAAATATCATTCACCGGGATGGCCGAAAAGTACGTCCCTGTGAGGAGGTTCACGCCGGTTGTCGTGACGTAAAAGTAATAGAAAAGGCCAGGATTTGTGACGATGATAGGAATGATTATGGGTGTCGAGGGGTTAGGAGAGACCGTACAATTTGAGGTGTAAATGAATGAAGTGATCGGGGGGGCGCCGTCCGTTGAGGACGATCCGTACGCCAGGTTATTGACCGAACCGCCCTGGACGTTGAAACCCATCTGGACCGTATAGTAGCCCGAGTTGATGAACTTGATGCACCCCCCGGGTGTTATAGCGTAATTACTCGGTGAAAAATCATTCTGAGTCCAATACTTGATGCTCGACGGATTGACACTGCTAAAGTTGAGAAATTGCTGGGAAGATGTCGTGACAGTCTCGGCGAGGCTGAGGTACATCCCTGTGAGGGTGTTCGTGGGCAACCCGACCGTCTGGATCCAGCCAGACTGTTGAAGGGTGTAGTCTGGTGAAAGGGTCGATATGAAGACGTTTGCGAGGGTGTTCGAAGGCGAAATGGAATTGGCCGAAAGGTTCGAGAGGGACGAGACGGTCGCGTTGTAAATAATGTTTGATCCTGCGCTTGTTGTGTAATTGACCGGATCGAGGCCCCAAAAAATGCTCGAGAGTGCGGAGTTGTCCGGCGCGCCTGCCGTCACAATGACGTTCGAGACATTCGAGAACACAAACTTGTTAAGAGAATAATTATAGCTCGCATAAGGACCGAAATTAGAATCGAACCAGCCGGCCAGAGATGCTACGTTCGTTGAATAGTACTGGAAATTTGTGGGGGCGGTGAGGGGACCCGCGATGGCCCCACTCGGGAGACCAAACCAGAGGCGAGGAAAGTTCGTCGCTGACGGAGTGGGCCCCCACGTCCAGTCGTTTCCGGGGTTGTACAGAGCCGGAAGGTTGATTTTGAGCGTCAATCCTCGTATGAGATCCCCTTTGGGAGGGATGCGACAAATGCTCGTTTTTCCATATGTGATGCTCTGATCTATGAAGGGAATGTCATAGGCTTCGAGAACAAAGGGTGTGTGGCGCTTGTAGACGCCCGCAAAGTACGTCACTTGCGGTTCGCCCGTCAAGTAGGCATCCTGCTGACCGATGGCGGCCAACTGGATGTATCCGGCTGACATTTGTCGCCTCTAGTAAAGGTGGAGAGATTAGTGCCCGAGACGTTCCGCGACTCCCAGCACAGGTCGCGCTAGAGTCCAGTGTGAATTTTGTTTGAAAATTGAAGGAGGAGATGTCTTTGCAACTCCGAAAGTTCGATCCCAGCAAGATGGGCGACGACAAGGTGTGCGTCTTCATCGGGAAGCGAGGGACGGGCAAATCTACGCTGGTCACGGACATCCTGTGGCACAAGAAGCACCTGCCGGCCGGCATCGCCATGTCAGGGACCGAGGAGGGGAACGGCTACTACAAGCAATTCATCCCGGACCTCTTCGTCTTTGGAGATTACAACAAGGATGCACTCGAAAAGATCATCGAGCGTCAGAAGAAGCTCTTGGCGGTCGGGAAGTGCACGCCGGTATTCGTGCTCATGGACGACTGCATGTATGACCGCGCCTTTATGAGGGACATTGCGATCAGGCAGTTGTTTATGAACGGACGACACTGGAAGATTTTCTTTATGATGACGACTCAGTATTGCATGGATATGACACCCATGATCAGGACCAACGTCGACTATGTGTTTGCTCTGCGCGACAACGTCAGGCAGAACCGAGAGAACCTCTACAAGGCGTTCTTCGGCGTCTTCCCGACGTTCGACAGCTTCTGCCAGGTCATGGATGCGACCACAGAAAACTACGAGTGCCTGGTGCTCGACAACACCAGCAAGTCGAACAAGATTACGGACTGTGTGTTCTGGTACAAGGCGCCCATCCGCAAGAACTTCAGGGTCGGTGGGGCTGCATTCTGGCAGTACCACCAGAGGCACTACAACGCACGGGCGGCTGCAACTGCTGGATCGATAGCACCACCGCCAAAGAGAAAGGGGTCGGTCGTGAACGTGGTGAAGCGGAAGTAGCACAATCCAGGGCGGCCGTAGGTCGCGCTGTCCGCCGCGCAGCCCAAGAGAACTCGCTTTAACGAGTCACCGCGAAAATAGGCTGCTGGGGCTCCTTGAGATCGGCGCGGTAGAAGTTCTTGATGATCATGAACACGAGGATGGACAGGAGGGTGGTCAGTAGAGCCGCCAATAGGTGTGCCTGGATGCCGGGGCCCTGCTTGACGTACTTCTCGATGATGGCCTGGACCAGTCCGTACCAGGCCAGAGCAGAGGCGAAAGAGAACCCACCGACCAGAGAGTTGATACCCTGAGTCTCGACGGAGCTGGCGAGAGAAGAAACGAATCCGGACATTTTACTATAGTCTTGTAAAAAAGAATGGCGCGCTCCGACCGTTCCTGAATTTTCCGGACTGAAGTCAGATGACGAGGTCACAGGCCCCTGAACAGTCCGCCATGCCGACATATGACCCAAACATGAGCTCGCTTTTGAGCGACCTCCCAGAGGGGGCCACACTTACGGTGGACGAGGAGCTCGCCCATCAGGCCCTGAACCGCGAGAAGGGCGACCAGGCCAAGTCAGTCCCTACGGGTCTGATTAGGCGGACGCGACCTCCTTCGCCGGAAAAAGATGTTGACGAATCTCAAATGGCAGACTTTTCTACTCCTCTCGAGGAGCTCATGCCCGGCCCGAACCAGATGATCCAGAACGAGATGATGGGACCTCCTCAGCAGGCGCCCATGGTTGAGCGCGCTGCCAAGTCCAAGAAGTCTTCCTCCAACCCCTTCGGCCTGACCGACGACCAGTTCCAGGCGGCCGTCGCGGGCATCGCTGCCGTCATCGCATTCTCCAAGCCGGTCCAGAGCCGCCTGCGCACCATGGTGCCCAAGTTTGTGGGCGAGTCTGGTGAGGTGTCCCTGACGGGCATGGCCGTGACGGCACTGATTGCCGCAATCCTGTACTACTTTGCGAAGAAGTACGTGATTGAGAAGTAAATGAGCCGAGGCGGTGCCCGAAGGGCGCTGGCTCGTGGCGGCGCAGCGGGTCCTATTTTAAATTGAAATTCATACAAGCTCCGCCAGGCTGAGGGCGCGAGGAACCTTCGGTCCCTCCCTCACCCTCGAACAGTATCCCCACAATAAGACCTTTCTCCACCCTTTACATAAAACTTATTCTTGATGCACAGCTCTTTGAGCTCTTCAAATTTCTTCCAGAAATCCGACGTGTGATCGTATTCCGGGACGGACATGTGTGCCAGTTCATGAATGAGAACGTACATCGCCGAGTTGACATCATCTCCATCCAGGCAGAGGTAAATCTCATAGCCCTTGTTGACGTTCGAACCTATCGGCCCCTTGTCCTTCGACCACCCGACCATCCCCGTGAGGATAGCCGGTCTCAGGACCCCGTGCCATCTAGGATCCCCCGTCGACCTGAGCATATCCAGGATCCCCCAGTACTTCTGCTTAATCTCAGTCAGCATAGGGGGCTCCCTATTTGTGATCAAAATTATCATAAACACCAGGAAGAGGGCGGCGACCACCACCCACTGGATCATCTGATATTATCTTAGAAAATTCAGGGGCGCCTCCTGAATACAAACTTGCTGTAGAGGTCGGAGATGAGACCGTTGGGTCTGTCGATCATTGGTTCCCACTGGACCATCTCGAACCCGGCGTGATCGAGTGCACGTATCAACACATTTGCATCTAAAATTGGTTCTTCCTTCCCACCGTCTGCATAGAACGGGCCGTCGACCAGGCGCACCATGAGTCGGGAGTTTGCATGGAGAATGGCTATTTCATTTCCAAGGGAATCCTTGAAGTGGCCGAACTGGTCGACCATTGCCTCGGCTCGGGCCCGCTCGGGAGTGACGCCGATCAAGAGGCCACCCGGCTTGACCGAAACCGCCAGTGCCTTGATGGACTGGCTGAATGTCTCTGGGTCTTCGAAGATGTAGTGTAAAGAGAAGTTGTAGCAGACGACGTCGTATGGGCCGGCGAATGCAGCCTGTCTGATGTCCCCGAGGCCCAGGAACCAGACCCCAAATTCCATATCGATCGCACGACTCTCAGCCTCCTTGATCGACTCCGGGTCGGGGTCGATGGCCGAGACCCGGGCATGCACCGCCTTCCACTTGTGCCAGTCACCACCCCTGCCACAGCCGCAGTCGAGAACGTGCGAACGCCGAGGGACCCAGCGCGAAATGTGTTCGCGTTTTATTTGATTGTGGAGTTGGCGCAATTCCATCGCGTTTACTTAGTTAAA